GTGTAAAACTTCCAGGTGGAGTTGAACTCAATGGAAGGCAAATTTACGAAGACGCTGTTCGTGAATTAGAAGAAATTCGTCAGAGAATGGGCACCGAGTTTGAAACTTTACCTCTGGATCTTATTGCATAATTATGGCATTAAACCCCTTTTTTCTTCAAGGAAGTAAATCAGAACAAAATCTGATTCAACAACTAATCAATGAGCAATTGAGAATGTATGGTGTGGAAATTGTTTACATGCCAAGAAATTATATTGGAACAACTAAAATTATTAGGGAAAATATTCTTGCAAAGTTTGATGACAATTATTTGTTAGAAGCATATGTTGCGAATTATCAGGGGTTTGGTGGTGCAGGAGACATCCTCACAAAGTTTGGTGTTCAAGCGAGAGATGAATTAAGTTTAATTATATCTAAAGAAAGATATGAAGACTTTATATCACCATTTTTAATTGGTGATCCAGAAATTGTAATTGGAACAAGGCCTTGTGAAGGAGATTTAATTTATTTTCCACTTACAGATACGATCTATGAGATTAAGTTTGTAGAACACGAAGTTGAATTTTATCAATTAAATAAAACTTATGTTTATGAACTTCGTTGTGAAGTGTTTGAATATGAAGATGAAATCATTGATACTGGAGTTGATGAAGTTGATGATAACTTCTTAAGTCGTGGATATGCTGTTAAACTCACTTTGGTTGGAATTGGTTCAACTGCAACTGCAATCACTTCATTGAGAACTGGTTCAGTTACTGACATTTACATTAACAACTCTGGAGTAAATTATACAAGTACTCCAACAGTTGCAATTTCTACATCACCTTCTGGAGGAAATGCAACTGCTAGGGCAGTAATGTCAAGAAATGATCAGACTGGAAAATTATATCTTAGTGATGTACTAATTACCAATCCTGGATATGGGTACACAGAACTACCAACAATCCGTTTCATTGGTGGAGGTGGAACTGGAATTGCTGCAACTGCAGGAATCAGTACACAATACTCTGTAGGAATTGTAACAATTACTTCAGGTGGTTCTAATTACGTTGTCAATCCAACCGTCACTTTTGTTGGAAATGTTGGTGTTGGAACAAGTGCAACTGCAAATGCCTATATAACATCAGGCGTTGTTACATCAATTGTCTTGACAAATGCTGGATTTGGATACACCCAAACTCCAACAATACTTATTGGTGATCCCGCAGGAGTTGGAACTGGAAACTTCACTCCATTGGAAACCGTAACTGGAGCTGCATCCAGTGCAACTGCTCTTGTTAAGAATTGGGATTATGATACAAAGATTCTTTATGTTTCTAATCTTACCAAGAAATTCTCAGTTGGAGAAATTATTGTTGGATCAGCAAGCACACTTAAATATCCTGGAATTGGATTTACTGGTTCTTATATTATTGCTGCAATCGATGAATCACATGATTTAGATAATACTGATTTTGTTGATGTATTTAATCAAAATGAAGAATTTGAAGAACAGGGTGATTTAATTATTGATTTTGATCAGTTAAATCCATTTGGAGAATATGGAAACATGGGAGATAGATTCTAATGTTAGGTACTTACTATTATCACGAAATTCTAAGAAAAACCACTATTGGAGTGGGAACTCTTTTTAATAACATCAAGATTGTCCACAAAGACGATTCTGGTGCAGACAAGAGTATCATGAAAGTGCCTCTTGCTTATGGCCCAATTCAAAAGTTCTTAGCGAGAATTGAACAACAACCAGATCTCGCATCAAAACAAACTTTGACTTTGCCAAGATTATCATTTGAGATGAAGAGTTTGCAGTACGATCCTTCTAGAAAAGGTTCAATCGTTCAAACTTTTAAAACCACAAAAGATGGGAATTTAATGAAGGTTTATATGCCTGTCCCATATAATGTTGGATATGAACTTAATATTATGTCCAAATTAAATGAAGACTCTCTTCAAATCATCGAACAAATTTTACCATATTTTCAACCATCAATCAATATCACTATTGATTTAGTCTCATCGATTGGCGAAAAGAAAGATATCCCCATCGTTCTTGAGAATATTATGTTCCAAGATAATTACATGGGAGGATTTGATGAAAGAAGAGTTATTCTTCACACTCTTAACTTAACTGCGAAAACTTATCTCTTTGGGCCAGTTGCAGATTCAACTGAAGGACTTATCAAGAAAGTTCAAGTTGATTATTCAATGAATGAACAAAGAAGAAGAGAAATGAGATACACAGTAACTCCAAAAGCCCTTCAAGATTACAATAATGATGGAAATATCACATCAGCTGATGATCCATTGATTGAATACGGAGATGACTTTGGATTCAATGAAACCGTTTCTATTTTTGAAGACTATAAAACTTATAGCACTTCGCAAGGAACTGATGTAGAGGCATAAGTCATGAGTAAATCATTCGATAAAATTGGAGAAGCTTTGAATGTGGAAACTTCGATTGTAAAGTCTGAAGTTGAAAAGTCAGAACTCAAAAAACCAGAAAATCAACAACAGTCTGATTATGAATATACCCGAGGGCAATTATATTCATTGATTGAAAAGGGACAAATGGCTGTTGATGGAATTTTAGAAGTTGCAGATAGTTCTCAACACCCCAGAGCTTATGAAGTTGCAGGACAGTTAATTAAAAATCTTGGAGATGTCACTGATAAACTTATGAATCTTCATAAGAACATGAAAGATCTTGATAATAAGTATCAAGGCCCCAATAATGTTACCAATGCATTATATGTGGGTTCCACTGCAGATCTTCTTAAGATGATTAAACAAGAAGACAAAAAAACTAAATAGTACTATAGATTTTCTCTGATATATGTTAGAACACTGTGGGTGTACTCCTGCAAAGTGCAATAAGTCACCAAAAGGTAAAATGTGCCCCAAACATGGAATGGAAGACTGCACTGTAAAAGAAGGTAATCTTCATCAATGGTTCAAGGGTTCCAAATCTTCTGATGGAAAACCTGGATGGGTAAATGTTGTGACTGGTGGAACTTGTGCAAGTGATGAACCTGGAGAAGGAACTCCTAAGTGCGTTTCTTCATCAAAAAGAGCGAGTATGTCAAAATCAGAGAGACTATCTGCATCTAGAAGAAAAAAATCAGCAGATCCAGGACAACAATCAAAATCTGGTGCTGCAAAACCAACTTATGTTTCAACTGATGTTAAAGAAGACTGGACAGATAAATATAAGAAGTCTATAGATTGTAATAATCCAAAAGGATTTTCACAAAGAGCACATTGCCAAGGAAGAAAGAAAAAAATGCAAGAACAAAGTTTCAGTATTAATGTTGCGGGGCATAAAGATGCACAAAGACAACAAAAAATTAGAAATCTTGCAACGGGAACTAATAACCCAAATGAAAAAGCTGCTGCACAAAAAAAACTTTCTGGGCCTTCGTTACCACTTGCAGATGAGTATGTAATTGAAGGAGAAGATGTGAAAGGTAAGGGTAGTGGTAAAAAAGATGCTTGTTATAATAAGGTAAAGTCTAGATACGATGTTTGGCCAAGTGCATATGCATCTGGAGCACTTGTTAAGTGCCGTAAAGTTGGTGCAAAAAATTGGGGCAATAAGTCAGAAGACTTTATTCCAGAAGATCATAAGGAAATTGCTTCTGGCAAAAAAGTTGATGATGAAGGATATATGGCAAACCTTGAATTGGATCAAATGGAAAGATCCATTCAAATGTTGAGAAGAGTTATTAAAGATCCAAAAATGCAATTGCCTGCATGGGTTCAATCAAAAATTACAAGAGCAGCAGATTTTGTAGATACGGCAGCAGAATACATGACAAGTGATGAGGAAGTTTCTGAAGCTTGTTGGCAAGGATATACTGCTAAGGGTATGAAAAAGAAAGGAAATAGAATGGTTCCAAATTGTGTCCCAACAAATGAAGAGTTTGTAGATCCAGAACATGGCGAAGCGCCTAGTGGAAGATCTCCTTTACAAAATGTTTCGGATCATCCAAATCCAAAAGTGAGAAAGAAGGCTGTAAAAGGTTTCAAAAAACAAATGTCAAAAGAATATGGTGGGAAGTGGAAATCTAGAGGTGATGATCCCGTAAAAGAAGACTACTCAAGAATTCAACAATTTGGACAAACTTATACTATTATTTTAACCTGGCACGCATCCACATACAAACTTCAAGTTTTCTTCCCCAAATCTGGAACTCCAACTAGACAAGAAGTTGAAGATGCAATTCATAAGGTATATCCAGGTGCATTACTGAATGCTTATATGCCTTCAAGAATTGATCCAACAAAACCAATGATTCTGACTCAAGAAGAAACTGAGATTGATGAGGCAGTTTTAGGTAGATATAAGGAAGATAGAGGTGGTGGAAAAACTCTTAGGCCTGCATCGGAAAGATTAAAACCCAAAACAAAAAAACCAGAACCAAAACCAGAAGGCCCAAAAATTACTAAGTTAAAACCAAGAGGCCCAAGAAAAGGTGAAGCAACTGCTTCGCAAGTTCAAGGTTGGAGGGGTTCTGATAGAACTAATACCAATCGTTCTGGACAATCTTCCCCTCAAGCAAAAGTTGCAATGAGAGAAGAAAAAAGTGCAAGTAAAGGTGCAGAGAATAAATTTCATCTCAAGTTAGATAAACTGGTTCATGGAACTTTTGGCCCTAGCCCAGAAGAAAAGAAAAAGATAAAAAAAGAATCTGTTGAGGAATCTCTTGCAATTGTTTTTGATCCAGAAAAAGAAAAGAAAAGAAAAAACTATCTTTTAAATATCGGAGTTGTTGGTGAAGATTGGCAATCAGTGAATCGTAAAGATAAGACTGATGGGTTAAGTCAAAAGGCAGTCAATGCATATCGTAGAGAGAATCCAGGTTCAAAATTACAAACTGCAGTAACTGAAAAGAATCCTTCAGGCAAAAGAGCATCCCGTCGTAAATCTTTCTGCAGCAGAATGGGTGGAATGAAATCAAAACTCACTTCATCAAAAACTGCTAACGATCCAGATTCAAGAATTAACAAAGCCCTTCGTCGTTGGAACTGCTCATGAAAACATACAACCAATTCTTATCTGAGAGTGTAAATATCTCAGGAAACGCATCAGTTGGAACAATCATCATTGGAGGTTCAACTCCACAATCAGAAACCGTTGGAGAATCTTTTCTTGCTGACATCATGTGGCAAGGAAGCATTTACAGAATTGAAATGGTTTCTCAAAATGGATTACCAACTAAGAATCAGTTAGCAGAACATCTTCAACAGGAATATCCAGGAGCAGTTGTTCATCAAATTTATCCAGTTACAGAATCACAAAACCCTTATAAAGTAACAGATACTAAGAGATATCATCCAGCAAAATTAGAGTGGATTTGATTTTATGGCTCAGTGGAATAAAAAGACTCAAGATTTTCTAGATCAAGAGAGATCACTATTTGAAGTTTATAATATTGCAGATCATTGGGGAAACCAGACAGACTGGAGGCCTCAGTTTTCTAATAACAATAGACTCAAGACCGCACCCTTCCAAACAGTTTTCTTTAATACATTCCAGTATGGTAAAGAAACTGATGTTTGGGATGAGAGAATAGTTGGAGTTGGAACTGCAACTTGGAATCAATATTCCAGTAACATAGTTATGCAAGTTGGATCAACTGCTGGTAGCAAGGTTACTAGACAGACTAAGAATGTAATGAGATACATTCCTGGAAGACCAGCAACACTTGCTTTTGCAATTAGGTTAGAACAACCAAAGGTAGGTATTCGTAGAAGATTTGGATTGTTTGATGAATACAATGGTGCTTACTTTGAGGATGATGGTGGAACATATTCTTATGTGATTCGCACCAGCACATCTGGAATTACTACAGAAATAAGAGTTGGTAGAGATCAATGGAATGGGGAAAAGTTTGATGGTAATGGTTGGACTGGAGTAACTGCAGATCCAACAAAACAACAAATGATTTCTATTAACTATGAATGGTATGGTGCAGGAACAGTAGATTTTAATTGGTTGATGAAGGGAGAAACTATCAAGAGTCATACTTTTGATAACTCAAATAATCTTGATAAAGTTTGGTGTTCTAGTCCATTTCTCCCAATCCGTTGCGAGATTGAGAATATCACTGGTGTTGCAGGAACTCATTATCTTTATCAAGGTTCCAATTCTCTCATCCAAGAGGGAAATACAGATAAACTTGGAACTCTTCTAAGTCAGTCTAATGGAATTACTGGAACTACGATGACATTAGCAAATACATTTTATCCAATTGTAAGTTTGCGTCTCAAATCATCTGCTCTTAATTCAGTAATGCTTGTAAGATCTTTGCAGGCAGTAACGAATGATAACACTAATGTGTATTGGAAACTTTTGCAGAATGCAACATTGACTAATCCAAATTGGACAAATCACGCAGATGTAGATTCATTTATTCAATATGATACTTCTGCAACTGCACTTTCTGGTGGTAGAGATATTCTTTCTGGATTCGTAGTTTCTGGTGGTTCTAATTTGATTGAGATTGATAGACTTGCAGATTTGCAGATTGGAAGATCTGGTATTGGAACAATCAGTGATACGATTACACTTGCTTGTGCATCACCAAACGTAAACAAAGCAGCACTTGCAGTATTGAACTGGATTGAGCAGAGATGAGTGAGTTTCCTTGGGGAGTTTTTATTATTCTTTCTTGTGGACTTGCTTTTACTGCTTATGTAATCTACTACATAATGAGGTTAGCATTTGAGGAAATGAAAGATGAAGAACCTAGCGATCATTCTGTCAGCGACAAGTCTGGCGATTAGTGGAGCACTTGCTTTTGGTGCTTACATGACATACCAAAAAGCACAGAAGATTCTAGACAATCCAGAAGAGTTTGTAGGTAAGGTGGTGGATAGACAAGTTGAAAAAGCATTGGAAAAACTACCTATTCCTAAACTAAATACAGAGAAGTTTAAATTACCATTCTAATGTCAGATAAAGATCCTTATATTTACAGAATCAAATCAGTTGGAAGAGTTGTAGATGGTGACACTAT